CTGACCGACTATGCAGTCACCAGAGCATCCAGCGGCGAACTGACATGGAGTGTCCCTGGTGTACTGCAAAACGGCACAGCACCCACTTGGACAACATAATATACGGGGGAGGAATCATGGTAGCCACGCAGAAAGCAGCGACGGGTTACAGGGTTCCAAAGCGCACGGCCCGTCTGATATTTGAGGACACGGCTTACGAAGGGGCCGAGATAGTTGTGCGCCTTGATGTACCCGTGGCCCTATTCATGGAGATACAAGACCTGATTGCCGACGACAAACAATTCCAAGTCTTCCAGGTATTCGGGGAATCGGTTCTGGAGGAGTGGAACCTGGAGGATGATGATGGTGTGCGTATCCCAGCAACAGGGCAGGGCATGATAGCGATAGCGATAGACCTTGCCAATGTCATCCTGCGGCAATGGGTGGATGCTGCCATAAAGCCCCCTGCCCCTTTAGGCGGGAGGTCGAACGGTGGCTCCATGTAGGGGGTGGCACGGACAGGGACGGCAATGTCATCGGGATGCCGTGGCCCCTCATCCGTGCCAGGATGATTGATGGCCTATGTCAGAGGTATAGCTGTCTGCCGTCCCAACTGCTGGCAGAGGATGCCGACCTCATATTCGGCATCCAGGGTGTCCTGGCCCTTGCAGGTAATGATACTCCAGGGCATAAGACACAGGACATGGAGGAGCAACTGGCGAACCTGTCCAGGTTGCAATAATGGCTAACGAAGTAGTTATAAACGTCACCGCAGATACCAGCAGGGCCAAGGCTGGCCTTGCTGGCATTGCCGACAAGATGAAGTCGGTGGGTAGAGCCGCTACTGTTGCTGGTGGCATCATTGCTGGCATAGGCGTTGCCAGCATCACCGCTTTCGCCAAGATGGGCGACGAAGTGCAGAAGATGGCCCTACGCACTGGCTTCTCCACCGAGGCACTCTCCGAACTGCGTGTTGCCGCCGAGTTATCTGGCTCCTCCCTCAAGGGCATGGAGACAGGCATCCGTCGCATGAGCAAGGTTATTATTGATGCGAAGGACGGACTGGCAGAATCTAAGGACGCACTGGATAGGATGGGCGTTAGCGTCGATGACCTAGTGGAGAAGAGTCCAGAGGTGCAATTTGAAATCCTGACTATGGCCCTTGCTGATATGTCAGATAAAACGGAGCAAGTGGCAACAGCCCAGGAGGTGTTCGGCAGGGCGGGGACAGCCTTGTTGCCGATGTTGGCAGAGGGAGCCGCAGGGCTTGAGGCGATGAAACAGAAGGCCCATGAGATGGGGGTCGTATTTGACCAGGAGGCCGCAGATAAGGCGGCACGGCTGAGTGATTCCTTTACTACTCTCAAGGGGAGTTTCCAGGGCGTGATGCTGGCGATTGCAGAGCAACTTGCGCCAGTGATAACAGATTTTGCAGAAAAGGCGACAACGGTGATTAGTAAGGTCAGTGCGTGGACAGAGGCCAATCCTGGGCTGACTAAGGTGATCGTACTGGTGTCTGCAGCTATTGGGGGACTCCTGGTGGTGCTGGGGCCGTTGGCGATGATGCTCCCTGGACTGATTGCCCTCGCCCCGATGGTGGGCGCAGCCTTCCACGTTATGCTGGGGCCATTCGGCCTCATCACCCTGGCGATTACAGGGCTGATTGCCTTAGTTGCTGGGCTGGTTATTGCGTGGAAACGGGACTTTGGCGGCATCAGGGACATTACCGCTAAGATTTTGCAAACCTTGCTGGATGGGTTCATCAGCTTTATGAGGCAGTTTGCCAAGCCTATGGACTTCCTGATAGATACGTTCAACCGATTGACGGGCAAGTCCATCCCGTCTTTGAGCGATGCCCTAGATACCCTGGGCGATGTGGTCATCGACTTTAGTGCTAAATGGGAAAAGGGCATGACTCTCGCTGAGATGGAAGCGGAGCGGTTTAAGGCGAAGATAACAGACGTCGATGACACCCTTGCTCATATTGGCGACTTCACGCTGCCGCATCTGGGGAATCAATTTGGACGGCTGGGAGCGGATATTGATGACGCACTGGCAGAGATGGAAGACTGGCAAGGCATGACGGGCATTAACGGGAACGGCGGAGCTAAGGCTCCCCCAGCAGTGTCAGCTACGACACCATCTGGCCCCTCTCAAGCGCAGATTGACAGATTCTTCCTGGCAGGGGCGCAAGCAATCACAGGCGGTCATCCAGGAGCATTGGCTGGTTTGTGGGCGGAGGAGCAAGCCCTCCGAGAAGCGGAAGCTATTGTCATCAACCTAGACGAATTGACCAGCAAAAACCTCGGCAATGATGCACTGAGAGGCGAGTCCCTTATCAATTGGGGCGACGTATAATGGCCTGGACATTACAGCTACTCAACGACGACACGACGCTAGACCTCAACGATGGGACTATCTATCGGGCAAGGTCTCCATTCACTGCTCCTGTGCCAACCAGCAGGACAGCGATTGGAGGGCGCAACCTTAATCGGCATGGTGCTGATATAACTCAGCGGGTCTACAACAACCGCACAGTGACAGCCAGCTTGCTCATCGGGGGAACCTCACAGGACAATCTGATAGCCAATATCAACGCCATCCACAGTCTGTTGGAGCGTGGGGCTGAATACACCACGACGGGCCTTGGCTCCCAGCTTATCCTCAGACGTAAGTGGGAGAACGCCACCAACCAAGTTGATTTCCATGTCCTGACGGGTAGACTAGCCATCGGGGATGAGTTCTCCCCAGCCCATACCGTCAATATCAAGATTGCTGCTGCTACCCTCACCCTGCTCTGCAAACCGTTTGCCTACGGCGCAGAGGAAACGATTGCGAACTATGTAGCAGACCCAGGGTTTGAGGTGGCTGGCACGGCCTTGGCAGATTGGACTGAAAGCAAAACTGCTACGGGAACCACGGCAAGGGATACATCGGTCAAGCGGGATGGCAATGCCAGCTTAAAGCTGGTGATGACAAATTCTGGCGGTAGCGGTCAGGTCATAGAGCGGAATCAGGTGCTGGCTGATGTGGATGCTACTGAGGTGTGGTCGTTCCAGTGCTGGGTACGGGTGGACGCTTTGTCGAATTGCAAGGTAGTGATGGAACTGGATTACAACACTGGAACAGATGTGGAGGTATCAACCACAACCGTCAATTCCTCTGAGTTTGTCAATCTGACCGCCAACAACAACACCGTGCCAGGGTCAGTGACTCAGGTCACTCTGCGGATACGCCTTGAGGCTACGGCTGGTTCGGCTACAGGGATTGTCTATGTGGATGATGTGATAGCAGTCCTGGCCTCGGCTGTCCCAGTGGCATGGGCTAGCAGTCGGAGCATTACCAACCATCTGGCAGATGATTCCCAGGCTACGACCAATTATATAGACATCGAGGACGTTCCAGGGGATATGCCAGCGGAACTCCAGTTGACCGTTACAGAGGCTCAAGACCACGATGAGTTCTGGGCAGGGGCGAGACACGCTGGGAGACAGTACGATGCCGTCTGGCTGGAGGGAGAGGCCAATACAGCCACAGCCACCATTAGCACCCCATCTAGTTACACTATGGTCAACAATGCCACAGAGAGCGATGGGACGCACAGCGATGGTTCGGCGAGGCAGGTCAGCGCAGAGAGACCAGGAAGCGGAGCGGCTGATATAGGTACGACTCTCACAGCATTGTTCCGCTTGGATTATGCCATCACTACTCTGCCCAAGGGGTCGTTCCGAGTGCTGGTGGGCGTGAAGGTTGCCGAGAACTCTGGGAGCGGTAACACCCACAATGCTGCACAGTGGGCGTTCGGCATGGGGTTCACATATGGGGACGTCAACCTCCTGAGTATTACAGCCCCAGATACGGGCAGCTTTGTGGAGTTGCCAGCACAGACTATAGGGGCTGGGACTCAATCCAATCGTGAGGTACTAGACCTCGGCACGGTTACTATCCCGCCCGTTGTTACTGCCACCAACATGACAGACGGGACATTCACCCTCTCGGTATTTTGCGCCTGGGACACAACCCCATCAGGAGCGAGCTATAACCAAGTCTCCGCAGGACAACGGGTGCTTTGGTTCGTCGATTGGGTGTTGTTGCTCCCGAATGACAGGGGTAGCAACTACACGACCAAGACCAACGATACAGATGTTATCCTGCTCAACTCGATGGGGGATGCCAAAGGGCTGTTCCTGGTTGATGCCTCGGACGTTGTGCAGAGTTTCCCCTCTACCCAGTTGGGTCGAAGCCCAGAGGTGCATCCACAGGGGACAAGGGTATACATCGTAGCGAAAGGCGCAGCCACATCGACCAAGGGTGACACGTTCACCTTGCGAGTACGCTATCGGCCCAGGTTCTTGCAGGTGATTGGAGCATAATGCCGCTGGAAGTCTGGCTCCACGATAACAACC